GCCCCATTCGGGAGACAACTCTTGATCGATCCTGTAAAGCGACGATTTCGCCATCCCGTGACACGCGCCCGGCCAGTTTGCACGACACTGAATCATGAATGGAGTTACACCATCTTCGAGATTCACTGTGACGATCTGCTTGCCACACGTTTCACAGATGTAAGCGTTTTTCTTACCTTGCTGTTCCATCGCCTGCACTTTCAATTTTTGATTTCCCAGCGGCCTTGAATTGTTCCCATGCCGCAGCCGCACCAGGATCAGCAACAACTGCATTAGGATCAGGCGGGAACAGTTCACCGATCTTCAATTCGACGTATAGATCTATGAGTTGGGATGCGATTTCCGGATACTTGCGGATGTAGTCCTGAAGCACCTCTGGTTCATGCAGTTCGAAGCAAGCGAAGTGATACAGGATCGATTCTTGGTCGTTTTCTTTCCCAGGCCCTACATCGCATGTTCGAATCACCGAGAAGTCGCACCCGACGTTCTTGCAAAATCGCTTGATGTGGTCCCAATCCTCGTCTGTAGACCTCGGTCCATGCGGAATCGGCTCGTTGGTTTCCTTCTGATACGTGTATCTCGTTGTCCGTTTTCTGCCCGCCAACATCAGGCAGTTTTCAATTGCAATTTCCAGCTTCCGAACTCGATTCGGATCTGATTCGTCGCGATCCCATTTCATGAATTACCCCTCACAGTTACCGGACTCTGCGCGATACAGGACAAGCATCACTCACACTTCAAGACGCTGGTGAATCGCCCGCAGAAGACTCTCCGTCTCGGTCAGCGTGTTGCAGATACCGCGAAGCCGCTCAACCAATCCCGGCATCTGCTGCATTTCCTTGTCTGCAACCATGCTTGCGGTCATTGGCATCGGAACCGCCCCGGAAAGAACCGACGAACCAAGCCGGGATTCAAGATCGGCAAGAGACTTGAAAACTCCTTCCGACAACTGACCGACTCGATTTACCCACTCCTGAACCTGAGGCAACTTTGCGGCTATTTGGACGTTGGCAACAGTGCCGACTGGGTTGTATGCAACATCCGTAAAAGCCTTCGCTGACACGCCTCGATAAACAGTTCCATCGCTCATTTGATTCTCACTTTCCTTTTTAAGTGCCGCTAATTCGCAAGCTCTCACACACTCGGTTTGGCCAATCCGGTCGACTCACATTTCGAGCATTGCTTGAATGTGTTTCCTTCGATCGCAGACCATCCATTCCACTCACGCCCCGATCCATAGCATTTGGAGCACTTCCCAGTTTTCTGCTCCCACAGAACCTTTGATTCTTCGAAGTCACTGACTTTCACCCACAGTTTTTGACCTTGTGCTACTGGTGGCCATTTTGGATGACCTTTGTTCTTACCACGTGTGATGAAGCCAATCGGAACCGCACCAGTCACAAGAACGAACCCGGGCGGCTTTTCACGACCGTCGAGAGAAAACCATCTCCATCCCTCTGGCATTCCATGAACTCGGCGAGCGGTTTCGTTCCACCAGTCCACCTTTTCTATTTGCTCAATTAATGCTTCAGTCATGAGTTACCCGCCCAATTCCGTAACGATTCCGAACACAATTTCCACAGCCGAACTACCGATAATCAGTCAGCATCGATCACTTAACCTGACGACCATAGATCGTTCTGATTAGTTTCGTTTCGCCAGTCTTCGCATCAACTTCGTAATGAGCGTCACCGCGATCGATTTCTCTCAGCAGGATTTCGCGGTCGTAATACATCCCGCAACATGCCGCTCCAATCATGCATCCGCATGAAAACGAGATCATCAGGCCGATAATATTTTTGTAATCCATCGATCTTTCCCCTTATCCCGGTAATCGACATGCTCGCCACTACTTCCAAATCTCGCCCGCAAGTCCGATGCGAAAGTTCTCAACCGAGAACCCGCCGCTTGAGTCAACCTCGACGATCGCCGCGCCGTGGTTCCATTTATTGATCCTGGCGTACTCGGGATTCAGCTCGCACAGACATCCAGTCGACCAACAGGAAACTTGCTTGTGCCTCCAGTCAGATTCGGCGTGATGCGATGTCCTGTGACCATGTCCAATCAGCATCGTCGAGTTGGTTCGCATGAAAAGACCGCGAGCCGGATTCACTGGAGCCGCAACGCCACCTTTGCCGAGCTCGTGACCATGAAGGACTGGCAAGTGCCCGAGCATCACTGGCCGCTGCTCTCCGACGACCTCAATGCCGTACTTTTCAGTCTCAAACCACTCCGACAATTGCATACGCTTGCTCTTGGCGAGAACTGGTGCATTATTCCAAAGGTAGTGGGCGTGCCTTTCTTCGTGGTTTCCCCCCTTCCAAATAATTCGACATCCCTTACCAAACTGAAATCTGACGTAAGCCAGCCCTGACTGCACAAGCTCTCGCTCCCGTTCATAGTCAACCTTTGACGGGTCTTTTTGGTGTCGACTGATTGAATAGAAATCAGCGAAGTCGCCATTGATCAACAAGACATTCGGCTTTCGTTTCTTGCAATATTTGACAGCAGCTTCGAAGGCGATTTTCGAGTGGTATGGAATGTGGACGTCCGATATCACCGCAACCTTGATTGAGTTCCCAAGATCGAACGGAACCCACTCTTCTGACAGCGAGTCTGGCATTGATGGCCTGTAGCCTGGCAACTGATTTTCTCGTGGTGACGTCGCGTACTTCAGATCGTCTTTACCGCTGTTTCCGCGAACAACTCGAAGTATTGACCTAGCTGCCTCCGATTTAACTTTGTGGGTCTTTTCCAACCTCCGCGCCAGTGTTCGTGTTGGGGTGTCAGGGAATTCCTGGCACAGCCGTTCAGCTTCAAGTCGCGTTGGTGATTTTGGTCTTCCGATTCCGGCCATTCGTTCACGTCCTTGCAAATTGAGTCGATCCGTCAGTCACACGCTCAAGGCGTCTGGTACAAACAAGCCCGAGTGATCCGCCCGACCTCCAAGGCCAGAACAGAACCAACACCGCGATACGGCCAAACCCTTGCTCTGGCCCACTCCCAAATCAATGTGTCGAATACTGGATGAAAGTCGTTTGCGTGCTCCAGCTCGATCATGTGTGTCTTCTCCGATGCAGTGACGTAATGGACGCCACGAACAACCGTTCCGCATTCAAGTTTCACCGCACCTTTCGGCAGCACCCACACTTCGCACCGCCGATCTAATGGGAACTCTTTCTTGAGGTATTTGACCCAAGCGTTTACCTGCTTCTGGTGAACCGAATCCTTTCGGCGCGGCATCGGTCATTCTCCGTACTTGCGGGAGTCGTAAAAATTCCCGTTGACTCCGTTTCGATTTGCGGCCTCGCACTCGTCGATCATCGCAAGGCACTTCGCATAGCCAGCAATGTCTACGATGTTGTCGTCTTTCGGTGTTTCGATGTGCCTGGCAATCTTCAGCAGGATCATCAGCGTCGCCACGTCTGACGGAGTAAACCGAGCTTCGTAGCCCTTGCACTGGCTCCAGGCATTCCAGAGCGTCGCAATTCGCCGGTGATTAACTGCCGGGTGCCCGTAGTCTCTCGACCTGTCCTGGCCTGCGATCTTGTCGGCCCGCTGTAGTACGTCGCTCACTTCGATTCCTTTCGCTCGTTCACCGTGTCAGAAATACGTGTAGTTTTTCTTACACGGAAATAATGCCACTCTCTCGAAACAATCGCTCTTGCTCCTCAGTATCCTGCTGAACTCGGTGCGCCTTCCGCATCACGTTTTGGACCATCGGCTCTTCCAGTTCAGTCACCGGAATATGAACATTTAGAGGCACCGTTGACCCGATCCGATTCGACCGCTTCACGCATTGCCAATACTCTTCGTATGAGTCCTGCAATCCGCTGAAAACCTGACGTGTTGCAATCTGTAGATTCAACCCGAACCCGAGGATCTTTGGTTTGCTGATCAGTTGTTTGATCCGACCGGCCTTGAATTCGCTGATCAGCCGGATTCGCTCAGATTCGGATGTCGATCCGTCGATCGATGCGGCACCCGGAAACACCGTTTCCATCGACTGCTGTTCTTCGTTGTAGTGACACCAGACGATCGTTGATTCGGTTGGCCACGATTCGACAAGCTTGCGAATGAATTCCGGCTTGTTCGTCGAGATTCCGCCTTTGCCTTTTGCGATCTGCGAAAGCTTTCCACGCATCCCAATCCCGCCGATATTGTTCGCAAATAGGTCGCCAGTTGCATCGCGGGACAATTGCCGTTGTTCTTCTGTCAATGGCACCTGATCGATATGCACGTTGATCGGCGGAACCGTTTCGCAATTGTCTTTCCATCCATAGACGGAGGGATTCGACAGGAATAAACACCAGTGCGAAAGGTCACGATAGAACGGCCCGATTGCGTGACGCTTCAATTCCCATCGATTTTGAGTCTCGCCACGATTGATAAAGTATCTGGCAAGAAATTCGTTGACGGTCCGCTTGTGGTCGAGAAACACCGAATGATTCGCGTATTCTATTTGGTCGTTTGGTGCAGGCGTCCCAGTGAAGCACGACTTCCATTCTAGCCCTCGCCCCATGTCAATCAGGCGAGTGCCCCATGCCCCGTAATGGCTCTTGAGCATCGATGATTCGTCAAGGACTAACCCGCCTAGATTGCCTTGCGTTAAATCATCTCGGATGGCTTCGTAGTTCGTGATTCCAATCGAATTTCCTGAGCCATTCAGCCACTCTTGCAGACCCGCCGCCTTGATCTGTTCAATCTTCATCTTGGGATAGAATCGTGCCGCCTCATCGATCGTCTGAGGCACAACCATCAGCGGCGAAACAATCAATACGCGATTTCCACACTTCGCGGCATGACGTGCAAACTCCAGCAGAATCAGCGTCTTTCCAAGCCCGCATTCGGCGAACACCGCAAACTTACGTTTTCGAATCGCCAGCTTCGCGATGTCCCGTTGATAATCAAACAAAAACTTCGACGGTCGATAGTCTTTCGACTCCGCTTCGACTGCGGCCCCATCCATGACGTGGGCATACTCGTCTGGAATAACCGCTTGACGGCCGCTCCACGAATATGCTGGAACGCTTTTCAACTTGATGAATCGGCGGTAATCGTCCATTGACGATGATTCAAATGAAAGCTTCATTAACCACCTCCGCATCCACTTCGTCCAGGTCTTCATCGGTGAACAATGCGTTCTGTTTTGCCGACGCCAATTTCTCTTCCATCTTGGTCAAGTTGGCTTTTGCCGCGTTGAGGTATTCGGCCTTCAACTCGCACCCGTAAAACCGTCGATCCAACTTGAGCGAGACGTAACCCTCTGACCCGATCCCGGCGAACGGCGAGAACACCAATTCACCGGGATTCGAATACAGCCGAACACACCGCTCGATGACATCCAGTTGCAACGGGCAAATATGCTTCGTGTCGTCCTCGCCTTTTGCGGCCTTGACGTTCAGGGTGTTCGTTTCCCTGATGTCCATCCAAGCCGCTTCCGCCCAGTCGATCCACTGGTTTCGACTGACCTGATTTTCTCCGACGATCGGAACCGCGTTTTCACCGGGAGCACGAAACTTGATGATGTAATCCGCGATCGTTCCCCGTTGCTTAGCTCGGTCTGACTCAAGCCCGGCGAACTGCAATTCCCTGGACCGCGTACGAATCGCCTGAGCCTGCGGATTCTTTCGAATGCACCAATCGTATTCGTAGACCAGTCCGGCCCGCTCACCGATACGAATATTGATCCCGCGGAAATCACACAGGCCGACTTCCCCGGTCCGCTTCATTCGTGGAATCTGGCAGACATGAACGCACGCCACCCGACCTGGCTTCAGCACCCTCGCCAGTGCCTTATAGAAAAACGACAGATGGACCTTCGCCTCTGCTCCCATCGTGTCCGTATTCCCGATATCAGCCGGATGCGACGTGTAAGCGTACAATGATGGGAACGGTGGGGAGAAGACTGAGAAGTCGACTGACTCCGGTTCCATTTCTTCCGCCATGTGCGGGATGCAGTCGCCATGAAATAAACTCCAATTTTCGATCACTTACCAGCCCTTTCATTCACCGTGTATTCGCCCCACGCACGACCTGCCGCGATTGCACAAATCTGACTGCGGCTCACTCCGAAAATTGCCGACAACTCGCCAAGAGTCACCCCGTTTCGCCGACACCGAACAATGTGACGCACTTCGTTCTTTGTCAGCTTTGCCTGCGGACTGCGTTCGCCGCTTGTGCAGTTGAAAACCATTGACATTTCGCAACCTTCAATCAAACAGACTCTTCGCAACTCGACTTTTCACCGGCTGGTCAACCTTGATACCGCATGCTGTCCGGCCAGCGTCTGTCAGAATCAAATCCATTCCGTAAACTCGGTCACTGTTGACCACCTTTTCGCCTTCGACCACTGACTTAATCAGCCCGCTATTGGCGGCATCTGACAGAATCCCTGGAACTGGGAAATATTTGACTTGGCCGTACAGGTTGTAAGACACGCTTGCTACTGGCATTGGCGAGTCGAACTCTCTCAGCAGGTTCAATTGTTCTTCGTTCACGGCCTGACCCTCAGCCCGAGAGCGTCTCCAATCGTGTCAACCTCATGCTTCGACACAGGAGACTTGTCGGTTCCTCCATTCGGAGAATAAGGCTCAGTGATCACGCCCGCCTTAATCGCTTCGCGCCGACAAAGTTGGTACAGGTCACCGAACTCTGGAAATCGGTCAGACGACACGCTGAGAGCAATCACCGACCGATTGATGATCCAGTCCGGGAACGC